TTAGGAACCAAAGCTACAGGCTCAATTTTGTAAGCCCGCATTCGATACCGCATACTCTGTGGCATTACTGCAAACCCAGGGTTTGCCTCACACCAAAGTAGAAACGGTTTAAGCATTGGACAACATGGATTCTGCGTTGCCAAACCCACAACACTAGACCTAAAAACCTGGAAAGCACTTTCTGCCCCCCTAGTTTCGGCGGTCATGGTCATAGTCTCTAAATATTTGAGAGGATTGCCGCAAAAGTAAGGCCCATTCTTACCAAGCACCAACCGTGCCTGGCAGAACTCAACCTCACTAATGTCGTCCACCCGTTCAGCTACGGTCTCCATACCAAGCTTGAGCATGTACTCTTCGATAGGTAACAATTTGTCATAATCGGATTTCTCAACAATGACAACAGCATCATCACCATCTAAAAGCACATCTCCCTTAACGCCTGAGGCTCGGAGCCAGCTAAAGATGAAACCGGCATTGACAGCACTATTGCCAAGCCCTGTATTAACATCCCCGCTGCCGCGTTTACCCCTGGTTTTATATTTGATGCCACCTTTGCTTAACCCAATAGCTGTCAGCTGCCAATTAAGCAGCTCACACAACTCAGGGTGCCAATTCCGGCATCGCTTATAAACCGAGTGTTCAGCGACTATAAGCTTGTAGTGCATGTGTGCATCAAACCTAGCATGATCGAGATTAACAAACACTGGATTCGTGTAACCATCAACCATCCTAAGCATGAGCACAGCACGCTCATCAAGAGATCTACCTTTTGCCATAAAAGGCAGACCAGACTTATTATCACCAACGCAGTTCATGAGCCGATGTTCCACATTGCGGAGATGACGAGACAAAGCAGCATTATACACAACAGTACGATACTGAATACCTCTATCCTCTTTTCCCGCAAGTTTATCAACCTCATAAAACTCCAACTTTTGCATTTCGGTCAACCTAGATTGCTTACGTTCGACACCCTCACGATAATACTGATTCAACCCGTCTCGCATCCGCTTACGGATACGCCCAAATTTGCCTTCCAATACCTGTGCATTGGTGGCTATGGGCACGAAACCGATCTCATCAGCCAAGAGGCGAAGTTGCTTCTTAAAGCCGTGCCACTCAGGACACCACATGTCGGGTTCAGGAGTCTCAAAGAGATGTCGATTATGCAGAGTTCGCAACTCTTGATCGACAGTGTGAGCATGAAGCCCATACTTCCTAATCCCTAACGCACGCGTGGCCAAAGATGGACCTAAAGCTATCATTCGGCACCCAACCCTTCGCGTAACAACCCTGTCGTTAGGC